GTGGGCATAGTAAAAATTTCAAAAGATTGGGCAATCTGCAGCCAAGTTCTAAACCAGTATTGGTAGAATGCAGTTCAACGACTAAATGGTAGTTGGGAAATTTTATAAATTTTCTTAAGATATAGTCTACTCCTTTGCGAAAGTAAAGGTATTCATCTTTCAGATTGATTTAAATCAAACTGAAAACAACAGGAATAATCGGCCCTTGGTTTCCCTGTACTTTAGACCCTGTTTTTGTGGTTCAAAAATTATTTTACAATTTCAAAAATTTTTATACAAACAATTGTATAAAAATTGATTTTCAAATATAAAAATGATTTTTATAAATATTTTATAAAAAATTGATACAAAAACAATGGAAAAATATGAAGAGGAATGGAAAGAATATCCCTATTATTCAAAATATAAAATATCTAATTTTGGAAATGTAAAACATAATGAAAGAAATAAAATAATTAAAGGATCAATTAATAGTGATGGATATATTCAGGTTTCTTTATATCCCGATGAAAATGATAAAGGTTTGAAGAAAAAACCATTAAGACTACATCGATTAGTTGCAAAATTATTTTGTGACAATGATGATCCTAAAAAGAAAAATATTGTAAATCATTTGAATTGTAATAAACTTGATAATCGTTCAGTAAATCTTGAATGGACAACAAATTTGGAAAATACTCGACACGCATCTGTTAATGGTTTATTAATAGCAACCAATCATCGAGCCGTTCATAGAATTTGTCCAAAAACAAATGAAATCAAGGTTTATGATTCAATTACAAAAGCATTTAATGACAACAAAGATGTTTTAAAATACGATAATTATATAATCAGTGTTTGTAATGGATCTCAAAAATCAGCTGGTGGATATATTTGGAAATATGCAGAGGAAACAATTGTTCATCAAAAACCAAAAGGAAAAGAAATTATAGGTTTTGAAAATTACATCATTACAAATACAGGTCAAATTTATTCCAAAAAATTAAAAAGATTTTTAAATCCATCATTAAATGGTTCGAAATATCATGTGATTGATTTATATGCAACAGAATGTGATGAAACAAAAGAAAAAAAAGAGTATACTCGAAAAAGACAAGAACGGAGAAAAAAATTTCGAGTTCATGATTTAGTAGCAACACATTTTATTGAAAACACAGATCCCGAAACAAAAACTGAAGTTAACCATAAAGATAAAAATAGAATAAATAATAATGTATCAAATCTCGAATGGGTTTCGTCAAAAGAAAACTTGCAACATGCTCATAATAAAAAAGTTTTAAAGTGTAAGGATAATAAAATTATTGAAGTCTATGAAAGTATGACTAATGCATCTGAGAAAAATAATATTAATCTAAAAACCTTAAGTTCAATGATAAAAAATAAGACTATAAAATTTGGATTTTACTATCAATTTGCAAAAAATACTTCATAAACAAGCTGACAAGTAGAATAAGTCAGATAGACTGATAGATTCAAAATTAAAATAAAGTGAAATATATATATAGTATAAAATTTTATTATTTTTAAATAATAAAATTATTTATTTACTGTTATTAGAAAATTCTTCAATTTGTTTTATAAACTATTTTGAAACGAAACCTCATAGGAATAACTTTCCCCCCCTTCCATTTATCAGGAATATTCAGTATAGTACAAGTTAAGCATCTTGAGTAAAACGATAATCAAAATTTTCACCAATATTTCCATAATCTTTGAACCAAATATTTTTTCTTCTTATTGTCGTAAATTTATCTCAAATTATTATTACAATCACATATAATTTTTAATGATGATAGATATGTATTATAGTTATTGTTTAAATTTAATCCGAATAAACCAATTTTTACCTTACTAGGTAAATTTTTATAATTAGCCTTTGAAATAACAATATCATTAAATCTCCATTCATAATAATTTTTATTCGAGATTATAGTATAATTGTTAAATGTTTCAGATAAAATTATTGGTGTTATATGATATTCTATAATATTATTAAAAGTTGTTTCAATTACTGATTTATTATTCTTATTTTCATATATATTAAAACTTATTACATTACCATCGTATGCATGCATGTATAATTTTGTTACTGAATCTTTTGCTATTTTTATAGTAGCATCAACTTTTCCATATAAAAAATATTGTGTGTTTGATATTATAGGTGGAATTGTACTTTGTGTTAATATAATATATTCATTAGTTTGAATTATATTATCTGCATTTAATTCAGCAAATAAATTTTGTTGATTATAAGGAATTGAAGAATTAAAATCAACTAATGTACAATACTTTATTTTATTAAATGTAGTTGATGAAGTTGTTGTTGAAGTTGTTGAGGAAGTTGTTGATGATGTTGTTGGTAAAGTTGTTGAGGAAATTGTTGAGGAAGTTGTTGTAGTTGTTGAGGAAGTTGTTGGTAAAGTTGTTGGTAAAGTTGTTGGCAAAGTTGGTTCAGATGGAAGAACAGGATTACAATTATTACTTAATATCCCGACAAACATATTTTTTAAATCTGTGTCAAAGTTATTAGAATTTAAATGAAACTTGTACCTAGGTTGTTCGACAAATGTTTCCAAATTTGTTCCAATAACTTTATTTAAATTATTTTGCCCACCTGGATGATCGTAATTTGTAATATCATAAACATTATTTTGATATGTAAATAATGTATTGCTATTTGCAATATCTGCTTCGATAAAACATTTTTGACAATTTACATAATCTGTAAGTATATAATAAAAGAATAATATTTTTTTAATCATTTATTTATAACAAATAAAATAATTTTAAACTAAAAATAGTTTAAAATTTAATTTAATATCTATTCTCTACATAATATAAAATTATTAAAAATAGACATGTATGACAAAATCAAATCAACCCACATAAATGTATTAAAATATGGTGTCAAATTATTACAGTCTTTAAAGAATATAATAGTTCCTATAATTACCCAGAATATGCTAAATATATAAGTTGTGTATAAAATATAATAAATACAAAAACTATAAATAGTATTCGCACTCGTAATTATATACAAAAAGACTGATAATAAAATACAAAAAGAAATCGAAGACTTCACTATCAACCAAATAGGTAAAGTTATACCTAAAGTAGAAGTTCGGCATATAATATCATTTGTAAAATTTATTCCAATATACATCTCAAATATTGGGATAGTCATTACAAATATTATACATATAAAGGATAGAAAAAAAAATAAGAAAATATTACCATGATTTGTCATTTTAAAATAAATTAAATAATATTAAAATATATTCATTTTTATATTTTAAAAATAAATAATTCAATACTAAGAATGAAATATAAAAAGAATATACCAAGAGCATTAAGACAGCAAGTATGGTTATATTATAATGGTCGTAAGTTCGAAAGTAAATGTAATATAAAATGGTGTATGAATATTATTTCTGTATTTGATTATCATGTTGGGCATAATATACCTGAATCTAGAGGTGGTGCTATTAATATAGATAATCTACAGCCTATATGTGCAAACTGTAATTTATCAATGTCTACAAAAACTATAGATCAATGGAATGATATGTATAATTATAATAAAAAATCGTTATGTGAAAGAATATATAATTTTTTTCGTAATTAAAAGTCATCAAAATATTTTTTAACTTCATAAATTTTCGGTCGCGAATCTTTATCACTAATAAGTTTCAAAATTATATCTTTTATTTTAATATTCTCAATTTTATCTAATATTTGAGGAGGTGTTTTATTTGTAACTTTTATATATATTTGCATTATATTATCACATTCAGAATAAGGTTCTTCATTTGTAAATATTGATAATACACACATTCCTAGTGCATATACATCAACACCTTTATCGTATTCACCTGAATATAGTTCAGGAGCCATATATTCAGGTGTTCCTAAACATGTATTTGCTTTTATTTCTGAATTGAATTTTTTTGATAAACCAAAATCACCTATACATATATTTCCTGTATTACTATCAATAAATATATTTGTAAGTTTTAAATCACGATGAACTATTTCTTGAGAATGTAAATACAAGATTCCATTTATTATTTGTTTAATCCATCTAATTTTATTTTCTGTATTTATACATACATAATATTTTTCAATAAATTTTTTCAGATTATACGAAAATAATGGGACTATAAAAACAACTTGCTTTTTTTCTTTGTTATACCATACATCTATTATATTTATTATATTTTGATGATTTATATTTTTTAATATTTGTATTTCATTATATATTCTAATTTTATCTTCTTTTTTTAAATGACTAATATCAATCATATTATATGCTACTTCTATCATATTTGTTATATTTAGAGCTTTATACACAATTTTTGACGACCCTTCACCTACAATTTCATTTATTCTTGCGTATTTTCCACATGGAGATATTTCAGCCACGGTTTCATTAAATTTTTCTTCATCGTCTATGAATAAACTTTTATCCATTTTTATAATATAATATTATAAAAAAAAATTATTTTTTCATTTTTAAACTGAGATAGTAGGTTCATTTTTTTCTTCTTGATTTTCTTCTTGAATTTCTTCTTGATTTTTATTTAAGTAAAAATTAATAGATTTCACGATGTCATCATAAGGCATAAATTCTCGTTGTATCTTGTTATTTTTAAGTAATTTCCCGACAATCTCGAATTTTTTATTATCAAATGACAAGATAACTATAGATTTTATATTTAATATATTTTGTTCTTGAAGAATAAAAGGTTTTCTTGTTTTTGAATCAATGAAGTATATATCATATTCAAATTTGTCAGATAAAAAATTTATCAATTCACTATCAACAACATCAGGTAATTGAGGTTGAGTAAAATTATTTTTTGCTATATTAATTATAATATCTAATAGTATGAGTATATTTTTTTTAATAAAATCACCTTTTTCTTTATCTATCTCATCAAAAATATCATTATAGCTTGTGTATTTAATCGTTTCTTTGAGTAAAATATTTCTAAAAGTTTCAATTGAATTATTAGTCCATTTTTTTAGAATAATATTATAAATTTTTCTGAATCCATCTAAAGGGATTATCTCAGTGACCAATTTATAAAGTTCAATAGAATCTTCATCGATTAGTAATTTGTTCATAATGAATTTAACATCTTTATCAACTTCATCTAGTTCTTCATTTAAGAAACCGTATAATTGTTCTAACTTGTTATAAATAAAATCGTTAAAATTTTTATTAAATAATTTAAATTTATCAGTTTCTAAATACATATTGAAAATATAATCTTTAAAGTCATGAATTTGTTTAATTTTTTCATTTTCGTCTGTATTAATTATAAATTTCTTTGAACATGCGTACAATATAGAATTAAATATACTTAAAATATCATTATCTATTGTACCTGTTCTAACTAACGTATCTGAACCTTCAATGTGTGAATTAAATACACAAGTTTTATTAAATGGTAAGTTATTAAAATCTGACATTTTAATAACAAAAAAATAAATCTTTAAACCTTACTTTTAATATGAATTTGAACAAATTTATATAACATATGTTTTAACTTTATAGGAAAATCATTAAAGTCAAATTTAATGTCATTCTTTATATATTTACCACCGTATGGTATTTTAAATGTACTTTTATCTTCACTATTCTCCAACTGATATACTCTTATAAGAGCATACAATAATTCTTGTCCATCGCTATCAATATTTTTAACAATTTTTATGAATTCATCTTTTTGTTTTATAGTTAAATCTTCTTCATCTGTAATCTCATTGTATAATCTATCATATAGAGGAAAGTTGCTACTCATTTGTATTATTATTTAATTTTATAAAAATTAAATCAATTTTATTTATAAAATCCATTTTTTTCTTTTACTTCTTGTTCGTACATCATTTTATCAATAGTAGCACGAGTTACATCATCTAAATCTGATATATTCCCTTGAGGTGGTGCTATTTTAGATGCATCTAATTCTTCCTGACCTTTTAATAGACAAGTCCACCATTCATCAAATTTTTTCTTTTCAAGTTCAATAACTAGTTCATTATCACTTATTAACCATGTTGAATCTTCTGCTTTAATTAAACTATATAATTCACCATCTAAATTTAGATCAGAGTTATCAATTCTAAGATGTATTTTAGTTGGATAAAAATTGACTTTAATATTTTTAGATTTTGTGTTAGGATTCAAAGGTATATATATAGATACTTCTTTTGCACGTTGTGTCCATCTATAATTTTCATAATCATAACCGTTTTCTTTATTTGGTATTAAAACTCCTTTATTTTCCATTTTTGTATAAATAAATTAATTTTTTAAATATCAATATTTTTAGTATTAACTTTACATTCAAGTATATTACCATAATAAGAATAGAAAACTTTTGAAATGGATGAGTCGTAAATATAAATCATAGATTTACCAAAAGAATCTCTTTTAATATCTCTTTTATCTACTTTATCTATATTTTCATTGTATAATTTTACGACTGTGCTCACATCTATATTAGGTAATAATATAATTCCCATATATTCCTGACGTTTACCAGAAATATCGATCACTACATTTTCAGGACAAAATTTAATTAATTTTTTTTCTAATATATCATTGAATGGTTTAGGAAGTAACGAACTACTTTTAGTAGGTAAAACAGTTAATAATTGTTGGAAAGGTGTTAAAGGAATACCTCTATGATATCTAGGAGTTTGGTAAGTGTTAATATATTTGATCATAGTGCTTGCTAATGGTGCGTAATGATATGGATAAAACCATCTCCATGAAGGAACTTGTTTTGTATAATATGTTATAATCCATTGCATACCAACTAAATAATTATGACATATCTTTTCCATATCTTCTTCTTCGTTAAAGTGTTTAGAATTATACATATCTCTATATTTATCAATATCTATTTCAAACTTCTCTCCGTTAAATCTCGAACAACTATCGAGGAGTTCGTCAGGGAAATAAGAGTTTTTATGTTTTATTTTTTGTTGAAGCAATTCTTTTTCAGATTCAGCGATGATTTCAAAAAATTTCAATAAAGAAGTTTTACATATAACAATATTACCTTTAGTATTTCTCGTTATATGCCCATGAACTTTTGCGACTGAATTATAAACTTGTAAAATTACTTCAATACCTCCTTCAATAATTTCTAAAGATGGAATATTAGGTACAAAATCGTTTCCAACCATGAAACATAAAAATACAAAGTCATTAATAACCCATTCGGGAATAAATTTATGTTCTTCAGTACTATCCCATTTCATATATTCAATTAATTTTGTGCGTACAGAACCTATATCAATCAATAAAAAATTATTATTTCTGTCATATGTATCATCTCTTAATATGTAAAATTTAGGATAATGTGTTAATAAAGACAACATTATTAAATCAGCATCTAGTCCATGAATAATATAACTTTCATTATTTCTACCATATTTTCGAATGTAAGATAATAATTTATATTCTCCTTCTCCAGGAACACTACTAGGTGAATATATGATTTCCAAATTTTGCCATAAAGGATTTGTAGATATTCTAGATTTTATAAACCAATCTAAATACTTGGATAAATAGTCCATGAACTGTGTACCAGGTGTTAAATTATTATTATCGAATGATTTATCGTCTTCTGTTCTATCTTTAGCATTTTTGTATCTTCTTTTCCGTTGTTGATACATTTTACTTAATGGAGCTTGACCATCTACACATAATATAAGTCTTTTACTAGGGTTAACAGTAAATAGTATATTCTCAATAGTATCACATATATCACTAAATACGTTTATTTGAGTCTTTTTAGTTTCTCTAATAATTATATTATGAGGTTGCTTATATAAACCGTATTTAAATACTTTCTGAGCAGATGTATGAAACAAACCATTCATATCAATTAATAAGTTATCAATAGAATGATTATTTTCACATATAGATTTTTTAATCTTGTATATATCTTTAGAATATTGTTTTCTAAACCATGAATAAAAATGAAATACTCCCATATTGTATTATATTATATAATATAATATGTATTTTTATATTCATTTTTATTTTATTTTTTATTTTTTATATTTATAATAATAAAAAAATGGAAAATCAGCGTTCTTTCACGATTGTTAATGTTACCGATTCTAAAGGTAAAAAAAAAGGAAAAGCAAATTTAGGTGGTAGATTTATTTCAAGCACACCAGCAGGTGCCGCTCGTAAAGCAGGTTCTCAAATCTGTAAAAATACTACAGTAAAAGGTAGATGTTCTTTAGTTATTACAGTTAAGGAAACAACACAAGGAAGTAAAAATAAAGAATTTTCTTACAAATTCACCAGAGTTTATGAACCAGTCACAGTTAATCATAATGGTGTTGAAGTAACACATAATTATAAAACAGTAGTGAAAGCTCATTAAAATTTTTAAACCTAAATAAGGTTTAAAAATAAAAAACAAAATTAGATACAATCTATATACTCATTAAGAAAGTCTTGAGAATCGCTAATTTTTTTAATTTCTTTTTCGTAGTCATTAATTTTTATATCATAATCATTAGATACTTTTAATTTATAAAAAATCATTTGAATAATATATACATATAGAGTTACAGTAAATGTGAAGAAGTAGAATTGATAATTATTAAACACTTCAATTTTCCAGATAAATGCGAGTAAGAATATGATAAAATATATAGATATATTATTGTAATTATACAATTTTTTATATAATAATTCATTATCAAAATTACGTTTATGATATATACTATGAATTTTTGTTCTTAGAACATCAAGTTGTACAAAATTTTTCAAAAGACCTTTTGTATATCTTTTGGAATTGTCATAATTCTCATTCTCTTCTTCAAACTCATTAATTTTTAATTCTTGTTCTTTAATTTGAATTTGCAAATTTCTGTTCTCTTCTTGTAATGTTTCGTTCATCAATATAATATACTTTTCATAAGATGATGCATTATCTAATACATCCTTTTTGATGTCTTCATTCTTAAAGAAAATACTAATTTGTTTAGAATCCATAATAAATTATGATTTTAATATACAAAGTAAAATTTATAAATCAATTTTATTTTTTATTTACTATCAATAAAAATGAATAATAATCCAAATAATATTTTAGCACCTGCTCCTACTTTTAAATTTGCGTCAAATATAAAAAATGATACATATGGAGGTGTTGGAGCAATAAATGAAAGTACTTTGAGAATGAATTTTAAAGATCGTTTAGATTCTATTATGAAAGAAAGAGATACAGCTGGATTAAGTGGTGGTGTTACACCATATGTTAATTGTTTATATGATCCAGTACCAAATTCAAAAATTGTAAATCAAAATCCATGCGGAGGATATAAAAATCTTTCTTATGCATATGGTGATCAAGAAAATGGATATTGTATTAAAAGACTCGATGAATATTAAAATGTTTAAAGAAATAAAATAATAAAAAAATGTCAACAGATTCTGATATAGATATTATTTACATCGATAATAAGATATTATCAAATTTTAAAAAAGAGAAGGATAATATTGAAAATTATAAAGATAAATTAAAGGATGTAAAATACAGTCTAACATTAAATAATCTTCGACCTAATATAAAAGATATACTAACAAGAACTCAAAATGAGTTAGAGGATTATATAAATGACATTGAGAATGATAGATCATTAAATTTTTATATAATCGATAGTGTTGATTTATTAGAAAAATATAAGGAGATATTAAATAAACCTGTTAAGATAAATTTTTTAGGTAAAATAACGAAAAATAACAAAGACAAAAAACATATCATAGATAAATATATAGAAATTGCTAGTAAGTATGTAGATATTGATATAAATAATACTGATAAGAAAGATAAAATTATATGTAAACATTGTAATAATAAAGAATTTGATATAGAAGATGGAAATATATGTATATGTGTAAATTGCTCAGCGCAAGAATATATAATTAAAAATATATCATCCTATAAAGATATTGATAGAATTAATGTATCATCTAAATATATGTACGATCGTAAAATACATTTTAGAGATCAGATAAATCAATATCAAGGCAAACAAAATAGTACTGTATCTCAAAAAGTGTATGATGATCTTGAAAAACAATTTGAATTACATCATTTACTTGTCGGAGACAAGAATACAAATAAAAGTGAAAAATTTAAGAATATTACTAAAGAACATATAGCAATATTCTTAAAAGAACTTGGATATTCTAAACATTATGAAAATATTAATCTAATTCATTATAACATCACGGGTATTAAACCAGATGATATTGGATATTTAGAAGATAAATTATTAGAAGACTTTGATATATTGACAGAAGTTTACGATAAAACATTTAAACATATTGATCGTAAAAATTTTATAAATACTCAATTCTGTCTGTACCAATTATTAATCAAACATAAACATCCATGTAAAAAAGAAGACTTCTCTATTTTAAAAACTATTGATAGACTCAATTTTCATAATGAAGTATGTGCTAAATTATTTGAGATGTGTAATTGGACTTTTACAAATTTTTAATGATCGTATTTAGTTTTGTATCAACATTAAAAATTGCATGCATATATATACCTGAACCAAACATAAAAATTATACTAAATAGTAGTAAATTATAACTAAATATTTTGTATAATATAATATTTAATAAAAACAATCCAAACCAATACTTATATTTTTCATTCAAGTCTAATTTATCTAAACCTAATAAAAGATAAAATACTAATCCAACTATAAAAAAAGGTAATATTTCTTTTAATGGTAGATATAATAAGATTACCCATAAAATTAAAGCAAGTATAATAGTCCCAATAATATCCATTAATGCAAAACCATATATTCTCTTCGAATGAACTCCTTCACCTGGAAGACCGAATTTATTTTTAAAATCTGTTAATTTCATATTTTATTAAACTAAAGTAATTTATTTTTAATTTTTCTAAATTCCATCTCAAGTTTTTTCCTTCTCAATTTTTCACGTTCATCATTTATTCTTTGTAACTTTTCTTTTCTTGTAAGAGACTTATGCTTTCTTTTCGAAGAAGACTTTAATTTCGAAGAAGACCTTCTTTTCGAAGAAGACTTAGAAGACTTTCTTTTTGAAGATAAAATATACTTTTTCATTTTTTATTATAATCATATAAAAAAAAATGATCTAAAATTTTTATTATAATAAACATTTTTTTTGTTTACTTTTATATAATTTTTTATCCATTCATCGTCTATATATTTTTTTGTACTTGTAATAATATTGGTATCAACAAATTCAGATTTTAATAATATAAATTCATCCGAAATCAATGCTTTACTAGGATGTCGCTTAAATATGTTTAATATTGTTTCAATAAAATCCTTACCATATATGTAATCATCATTGACTAATATAAAGATTGTATCACATTCACTTTCTCTTAAGACAGTTGGTATGAATTTTGTTCCTGGTCCGTAATCTTTATTTGTTCTAAATATATTTATCATATTACTATATTCTGATGGTATAACATATTTTTTATCATTGCATTTATATGGTATATTTAAAGCTATTTGGTCAACTTTTACAGTTTGATCCAACAATGATAATATGACAGGTTTTATATTTTTTATTCTATCAGGTGTTGTTGTTAATGATATAATAACTCTATTATCAACACATTTGTTGAGTGTTTTATATGATTTTATATAAGGTTCTGAATCACAGAAATGTAATGTTGTATATCTTAATAAATTGTAATAATATATCATCGATATTAATATTAATGATAAGATAATTATAAAAATATTCATTATTTTATTATATAAAAGATAATATTTTTATATATAATAATGGATACTAAAGATCAAGAATTAATACTATTTTTAAGAGATATTGCTAATTCTATTGAAAATAATGACATCAATCCAGATGATAAACAAAGAGTTGGTGAATTTTTCATGCAATATAAATTTAAAAATATGATAAACGATATAAATTCAACTGACATTGAAGAAAAAGATATGATTAAATTTTTAGTCTTAGGTTGGTATATATATTGTGTCATGTTGAAAGACAAAGATACTATATAGCATCTATATCAATTTCTTGTTTTACTTCGTGTTCTTCATCATCTTCTTCATCATCAAAGTCAATTCCTATATCATTTTTATCATCTTGTTTTTCAACATCGTTAATATTTATATTCTCAGGAATTTCACCTAATACTTTTAGTCTGTTAACTTCTTTAGGAGTATATTTATGTAAAGCATCACATTTAGAATCTTCAAATTCTCTTATTGATACTAATATTAAATCATTAACTAAAATCCAAATTTTCTTTTTTGTCATTGTACCTCTTATATGACATAATCTTGTTTTTCCATCTACACATTTACATTCAAGACGACAGTTTCCAAGTAATCTTGTAACTTGAGCATATTCTTGTGTATCTGTTTTTAAAACTAATTCTCTTTCAACTTCATTAGAATTATCTTCCTTTTTCTTCTTTTTATTTTTATTACCACCTGTTTTCTTTTTAACCATTATATTATATATTTAATTTAATTCTATAAATTAGTTTCTAAAATAGCATCTATTTCAAAACGTATTATTTCTTTATTCCTATTATATGTATTAAATCTTAGAAGCTGTTTCATTAGAACATCATATATATATTTATAATCTGTATCCATTTTATAATATCATATCTAATCTTATAAATTAAAATAATTTTTTTTTAATTTAATAATATAAATGTCAACTGAATATGATTTAGTTATCATCGGTGCTGGACCAGCTGGTCTGTCTTTAGCTCATTATTTACGTAATACATATAAAAAAATATTAATAATCGATAAAGAAAGTTCAATAGGTGGAGCTCATAAAGTTGAACGAGTTAATACATTGTTTTCTGAGCATTCCCCAAGAGTTTATGTAGATAATTATACATCTTTCATCGAAATTCTAAAAGAAATAGATTATGACTTTTATGAGAATTTTAAATTATATAAGTTTAGTTCAAATGAAATATCTAGAAAAACATTATTGTCTATTTTGACAAATTATGAGATATTTATATTAGGTTTAGAATTTATGAAATTAGTTTATGATGTTGACTATGGTAAGAATTATAATTTAAAAACTTTCTTGACTGACAATAACTTTAAACCCAAATCAATAGATGTTATTGACAGATTATGTAGATTAAGTGATGGAGCAGGTATTGAGAAATTTACAATAAATGAATTATTGCAACTATTTAATCAAAATATATTTTATAACATTTATGAACCTAAAATACCTAATGACATAGGACTTTTTAATAAATGGGAGACTTTTCTTAAAAAGTCTGGTGTTGAAATAAAAACAAATACTACGATAGAAAAAATAAATATTAATAATGATAATGAAGTAAAATCAATTATAATATCTTCTAATGAAGAAATATTATGTAAAAAATTAGTAATAGCAACACCACCAATGCAATTAGTAAACATATTAAACAAGAATGAAGATAAAGTAAAATATTGTTTCGGAGATTTAGACAATTATGCGAAAAATACAGAATACAATACTTATGTGTCAATAACATTTCATTGGGATAGGGAAATTGAAATACCTCACGTGCATGGATTTCCATTTTCTGAATGGGGATTAATTTTTATAAACATGTCAGATTATATGAAATTCAATGAAAAATCGTCACAAACAGTAATTTCTACAACTCTATCAATCTTAAATGTGAAAAGCAAAGTTACAAATAAAACTGCTAATGAATCAACAAAGGAAGAAGTTATAAATGAAGCATTCAGACAATTGCAAGTATCTTTAGGAAAAAATTTAGAAAATCCGACAGTAAGTTTAATGTATCCGGGTATATATTATGACAATGATATTAAAGAATGGAAATCAGATAATTCAGGATTTATATCAACAATGAATCAAGGATTTATTGATTTCGATAGTAAGACGATAAAAGGAATATATAATTTAGGGATACATAACGGACATCAAACAATTAAATATACAGTGTTAGAATCGGCTGTATCAAATTCTATAGCTTTGGCTTGTAAATTAGATCCATCATTGCAACAAAAATATAAAATTAGAACACCATTTAATTTGACAACATTTATTAGAATAATATTAATATTTATAGCTATAATATTATTCTTAATAATAAAGAATGTCTACTGAAAAACTCTTATTTGATAAAATTCAAGAATTAGAATATAAACTAAGTATTATAGAACAAAAAATAGACCAAATAACTGGTAGTTGTTCTAAAATGGATAATCACATTAATTTTATAGATGGTGTATACAATACAGTTAAAATCCCTTTTCATAAAGTTATGAATTATGTTGATGGTTATCGGTTGGTGAACACTCAGGACAATAATAATAATAATTTAGCATTGAATAACGTTTAACTGTATCACAATTTTCACAATGCATATGCATATTTATGGTACACAAAAATACGAGATTGAAAAATATTCTTGTCATATATTTAGGATAACAAGTTTTACACTTTTTACAAGTTAAATGTGTTTTTGGGTTAATATTACACTGATTACAGTTATTACAATGTTTATAATTGCATATATGACATAATTTACAATGATTAAAATCGGCTATAATTGATAGTAATTCATTTGGTAGGAATTTGACACAGTTTGTTAAAACTTTTTTTTGATTCACTTTTTTAAAGTTAATATAATCAATCTTTTTACCATTTCTTAATAACATTTTTATATATTATATATTAACTATAAATCAAATTATTAAAGAAATTATGAAAGTTATATTTTAAATTTAACTTATGTAGGATATTACATAACCCATAAGGTATTTTTGATAGATATATAATATCACCAGATACATTCCATTCTTTTGTTAAGTTTGTTTCACGTATTGTTAATTCATTAATGTAATCTTCAGTAAATTCGAATTCTTCATTAAGAATCCAAGGTCTGCATATTCTTTTTATACATGGGAATAAAAAGTCTCTTGATTCTTTAGAAGTATCATCATTTATTAATCCTAATTCTGTAGCACATGCATAAAAACTTTCAATATCATCATTTATCATTGATTTATGAAATGTTTTTAATTTATTTAATAGTTCAACATCGTACACATTTACTGAACCAAAATCGACTACATGCAATGTATCTTTATTTTCTATAATGAAATTACCATAATGAGAATCATTATAAAAAATTCTATGTTTATATAGACTTGTAAATATAAAATCTACAAGTAAAACACCTATCTTATTTTTTTCTTCTTGTGTAGAGTTATTTATAAAATCATTTAAACTCTCACCATGTATTAAATTCATACCTATAATTTTATTATTAGATAATTCAGGTATAAGTTTAGGAATTTTAATATATTCATTATTTTCCCAAATCTTGTAAAAAATTTCATGATTTTGAAATTCATTCCTGAAATCAAGTTCTTCGTATAATTTATTTTCAATATCTTCTATTACATTTGACATTGAAGAGAACAAAAAATTTATGATAGATTTTAGAATATTTATGTCTGATTTAAATTGATCAAGTAAACCACTGTATTGTACTTTTAAAACTATTTCTTCACCATCTTTGTATATTGCTTTATGTATTTGACCAACAGTTCCACTTTTATAAACATTTGAATCAAATGATTGTATGTTCTTAGAGTAATCTTTATCTTCAATTTTATCTAATATAAATTGAAGAGTTTCTTTTTCATTATAAGGTTTACATTCTGAGAAAACAGTACTATCGATAATACCATACTGATAATTCATTATTTGTGATATTTTAGTTAATACACCACCACAATTTTCAAATACTTCTGATATGCATTTAATTTTTAAAGATTTTTTAATTATGTCATCTGTTTCATTTGTATCTTCGGTTATACTATTTGTTATATATTTATATAACAATGACATACATATCTTTCCGGATCTTAACATTTTTATTAATTTATTTAACACTATAAATTAAAAATTAAAAAAAAGTCGGATTTTCTTTTTCAGAAAATTGTAAGATATTATCACACATTGTTCTATAATATTCATCATGTGTAATGAGTAAAATTGTTTTATTTTTTTGTTTCAAATATTTTATATAGTCAGACACATTTTCTTTTGTCTTGTTATCAATTGCAGAACTTATTTCATCTAATATAACTATTTTCGAATTTTCATTTAAGTCTATACTTAATAAATGTATAATCTGTTTTTGACCTCCAGATAATTTATCACCCAATTTACCAGCATTTTGGTCTAAAAACGACCATTTTTCTTTATTTTTATCGAGATTCTCAAATACATCGTAGAAATTGAACTTGATAAATGTATTTTTAATTTGTTCTCTCAGTTCAGGAGTATTTTTGTATCCATATATAATATTATCGTAAACTGTCTTGTTGAATAATTTAGATGAGTTTTGATTAATATAAGTTATATACTTTCTTATACCAATCTTATTTTTATATACTTCATGATCTCCTATTTTAATTGTACCTATTTGTGGATTTATAATACCGAATATTAATTTTAGAAAGGTTGATTTACCTGACCCAGAAGGCCCATATATACATATAAAATTATTTTCTTTAATATTTAAACTAAAGTTGTCCAATATTTTATTATTTTTGTAATTAAATGAAACACCCTCAAATTTAATATCATATTTGTCTAAATTTAAATCAGAGTATTCAATATGATTTTCTACAAGTAGTGTTTGTAAGAATTTTTCATTATTTTTAATTATACCCAGTTTATTAACTAATTCAGGTATATAATATGACATTTCGTACATATTATCAAATAACCCTGATATAGATAATATTAGTTTAGTGATGTCAGTTGGTATAATTTGTTTGGTTATATATAAATTGTATATAAAGTATAGTATGATTGAGAATATAATAATATTGATTATATAACCTTGATTTTGTTTATAAGACAAACAATCAAGTGATTCAGATTCCTTATCTTTTGAATTTTTTAATAAAAATACAAGATTTTTTATTTCTTTATTAAAGCCATTAGGTATTGATTGAATAATATCTATATTATAGAACAAATCTTCTATATGATCATATAATTCATCTTTGTTTTCAAGATCTTCAAATGATTTATCTACACAATCATAAACATTATATGTTAATAATGTAATTTGTATTGGAATACATATTACTATAATCATACCCATTGTAGGATTTATATTATAAATGTTATAGAATGCGAATAATAAGACAATTATCCTTGGTATAAACACAGTACATAATAAATAAGACAATTCTTGTAACACTTTTTTTATAAGATGTATCTTATTTATCAATACAGTCACATTTGTTATTTCGTTTTCTTGTTCATATTTTTTAAACACAGCTTTAATTAACTTAAGAGTTATAAACTTAGTAATTTCAGGTTCTAACTGTTTTCTATAGTAAGAAGTAAATGTGTAAGATAATTTAACTATAATCCAGAATACTACAAGAGTAATTAGATTTGATTTTAATTTCTCACTATCATTTATACTATTGAATATATTTGCCGTCATTCTTGGTATAAATATAGAATCAAAAGTAGACGAAATGACTGAAAATATAATTGTATTTAGTATTAATGATTGATTTTCATTATATAGTTCTTTAACAAGTTTAAATAATTCATTTTCCATATTTATTATAAGGAATAATTTTTTATTTTTATTTTAAAACAATTTACCATTACATTAGTGTCTCTTCAGCTGTTGATTATAAAAAATCGCAAAAAATAATGGGAACGGTACAGCAAACAAACACCACATACTCGCTAAATTACAATTATAGAAAATACCAGATACAAACAAAGATATTACTATATAAGATACTGTAAATATAGACACATTCATAGGTCTTAAAAGACATAATAAAATAAATATCAATGATAATATATAAATAATATTTGACCCGTCATTTGAATACCACCATTCTAAATTTAAACTAGAACACTTCTCTAATGGTTTAACACATGTATACTTAGTTTGATTATTTAGTTTTTGTAACATAAAACAAATATATAGTAATACGGTTACAGATGCAGTAATTTTATAATTAAGGGGTACAGTTGATACACACATTAACAGTAAATAAATAAAAATTGGTTGAGTTATGTTAAATACCATTGCCATATTAGTTCCAATTTTGTTAGTTAGACCGCATTCTTGATCAATCCATATTAAATATTCTGAAAGTTGCATAAATATTACCCATTGCCACCAAATACAAATTATAAAAACAACTTCTGTTTGAAAATATAACATAACTGCAATATTTATTAATGTCCCAAGAATAAAAGCAATAATTGAAGTATCTTTATTAACACACATTTTATTATATAAATATATTTAAAATCAAAAAAAATATTATATAAATGTCTGAAATTATGATAGATATAGAAACATTATCTACTAAACCAAATGCTGTAATATTAACTATCGGTGCTATTAAATTTAATAGAAATGATGAGATTAAAGATATAAATAAATTAGAAACTTTTTACGTAAGAATAAACCAAGATTCATGTAATAAATTAAAAATGCATGTTGATGAAAACACAGTTAAATGGTGGGAACAACAAACAGCTGAAGCAAAATATGAGGTATTTGATAATAAAGATAGGATTGATATTAAAGATGCATTGATAAAATTATCATCATTTCTTAAAGGTCATTCCTATATATGGGCGAATAGTCCGTCTTTTGATTGTGTGATTTTGGAGAATGCATTTATTCAATGTAATTTAGAAATACCATGGAAATTCTGGAATATTAGAGATTGTAGAACTGTTTATGATATAGGTAAAATTAATCTTAAAAGAATATCAAAAAATACAATAAGTCATAATGCACTTAATGATTGTTACAATCAAATTATAGGTATTCAAAATTTTTTTTAAAAAAAAATAAAAAAAATATATATATATATATTAAATCATATGAGTTCTAAATATTATATAACATTTTATTCGCTTACAAACTTTCAAGGTTTTTATCAAACTTTTCCAATTACATACGCAAAAAGTAGATATTTTGTTTATCAACCTAGACCGAGTGTTTTTCTAAAAGATGATGATACATCTGTTACTATAGATTGTATTGGTTCTGATAGAAGATCCGATACAATTAACAATAAATCTAATGAATCAGAAACATACATTTGTTTTAACCCATTAAGTTTTAAAACAAATTGCCCATATAAGTATGCTGTAAGAAATGTTATAGATGATTATAGTAAAAAATGTATAAACGATATTAATCAAATAGAAAATGATGTTTTAAATGGAGGACGTATTATAAACTATCCATATAATAATAATGGTATATTTGAAGTAAATAATATATATATATTTCTAGAAAATGGAAAACAACAAAACTTATTTCGTTTACAAGACTTTCATGGTTCTTTACTATTTTCATTTGCTGACACATCATTAAAAACCGATATTTCTCCTAAACAATTATCAATACCGTATGTATTTATTAAAGATTCTGATATAACAAAGATACAGGGAAAAAACATTCTTGCAGAATATACACCATTACAAAAACCTATACAAGTGCCTTCATCTACACAAGCACCTACACAAGCACCTACACAAGCACCTACACAAGCACCTACACAAGCACCTACACAAGCTCCTACACAAGCACCTACACGAGCACCTACACAAGCACCTACACAAGCTCCTACACAAGCACCTACACGAGCTCCTACACAAGCACCTTCGCCATTTTCTTTTGGTGTTCAAAATATGTTTCAATTTTCATCTGTTATCAATCAAATTAATACAATTAAACCGTTACCTCTTGATCAACAAACTTCATTATTGCAAAAATTAGCACCATATCAACAATATTTATTAATATCAACCTTACTTACTTCAGACGAAAAATTAGCAAAACAATTATTTAAATTATTAAATAAAGAACAACAAAATTTTATATTATCTTTTTTACCTATAAACAATAAAAACACGTTAATAGCATCATTGCAAGAAAAATATGAATACATTGGAGTTTTATAAAAATTTATCTAGTAATGCAGTTATAGGATATTTATCTTTAGTATTTTGTGAAGTAGATGTTCGAAGCATTTTATCGTAAATTTCTAAAATATTTCTTAAATTTCCAACATTTATAAACATATATATGAAATAAATTATCATAAACACTGTTGTAGATATAATATTAGTACTGTTGAAAATGTTTTCAGACCAAACAATATATAAAGGTATATATTTAATGAAACATTGTATAAGAAAAAATTTAAAAAGATTATTAAATGTCTCATTGTTATATATTTTTATAAAAATTGCAATAGTATCAATAATACTTGCTATTAATAATATTAATATAGGATTATAAGGAACAATTTTAAATTTATATAAACAAAACCATGCTAAAATCCATATGGATAAAACATAATCATATCTAAATATCATTTTAATTAATAAAAAATATTATTATTTTATTTTATTATAATAAAATAAAATAAAATGAAAATCACTGATGAACAGATAAAATATATTTTTGACAAAAAATCAAGATACTTAGTAGACTCATTACCTTCTAAATTTGTATTGTTATTTTATCCTGATATAACACGTCAATTAAATAATATAGTTTCAACTTTAAGTGAAGATAAATTAAAGATCATTTTCCCTGAAAAGGTCAATTTAATTAAGTCAGTAAATCAAGAAGTTATAGTAACTTTAACACAAATTACAGATAGTCAGGTTAAAAACATGTTTATAACAAAACCATTTATAAACATGAATGATGTTAAGAATGATAATATTTATCCTTTAAATAAAAAAAATTATATGACATATTTATCGAAACTTGGTCAACCTATAAGCGAAAAACAATTTAGCGAATTACTAAAGTTACTTTCAGATGACCAAATCAAATCTTTATTATCGACTTTAATACCATATCAAAAGAAAAATATAGTATCTTTGTTGTCTGAAAAACAATTAGGACTACTTAATATTGTAGAAAAGTATGGTGTATTTTAAGTCTAAAAATATATTTTCTTATTTATAAATCCTGTTTGAGGTTCTTCATCTTCCTCGTTAATAATAAAAGGTAAACCTTCTTTTGATTCAGAATTCCATATCATATATGCTCCATCTATAACAGGTAATAAATTCTTGAGATATTTTTTTCTAAACTCTGCAGGGATTTCAGATAAACAGTAATTAGATACAAGAATACAATTATCACAATTTGAAAAATCTTCACCGAATGTATTATTATCTTTCCATTCAATATTATCTAAGAAATCAAAATTACCAAGATAATATCTTTGTAATTTCTCAACATGTGGTAAGTCGTAAATATAATATTTATCTATTTTTATATTCATTGTCTTACTTAAAACATTTAAAATAAGACATAATCCACCATAACCTGCACCCACTTCAATTATGTTTACTGACTTTAATTCTTTTGATTTGATTAACTTACATATATCATATGCATGACTAATATATCTTAAAGATGAAGGTGAGCATTCTAAATTCTCATTGAATTTAAATAGTCTAGGTGCTCCATATTTATCATTGTAAGATGCAATAGTTTTTACATCAATCTTTTCCTTCTCTAACATTTTTAAATACTTTTTACCAAGATCTTCATGTAAATGTTCTAACATTATCACAACATCTGGTAATTGTTTCCATTCTGTTAAGCTTTCGTCGACAATTCTATTGCTTGTATTTTCCCAATTTGTATAAATATCCATTTATAGATTTATCTTATAATGTTTAAATTAAAATGGAATGCAAAGATGGTATATGTTCAATGCCTACAAACAATTTCTTCTTATTAAAATGTCCTAATTTTATAGTATGTAATAACCGTTTGACAAAAAATAATATATATGATGATGGTATATGTATGGATTGTTATTCATTATTTGGAAAATGGCGTAATTTTAATAATAGTAGTATATTAAAAATTAAAGATTCCAAAGTTGAATGTCCTTCATGTAATATTATTGATATTAATATAAAGAGACCACATTGTGAACACACTTTATGTATTAACTGTTTTAAGAAACTATATTACGGTATAGAATTAGAAAGACCAATACATCCAAATACTTTAGATGATGAAGTTTATTCCGAATATTTAAATAAACTAAACTATTGGAATAAATTTAAGAAATTATTTGAGTCTTCTGCTACGTCTAAGTGTTTTCAATGTTCTTTTTCTTAGACTTTTACTTCTCTTTTTACTTTTTCTTTTCTTTTTACCATCAGATTTAATAATCAGAATTTTCATTTTACGTTTACCTTGATTGCAATAAGGACAGTCGTATCTCCCACAATTACATTGTCGTTCTTGACCTTGATTACAATAAGGACAGTCATATCGTCCACAATTACATTGTCTATTAAATAATTTTCTGAATTTTAATTTACATCCGTTGCAACCACCATCTAATAATAATAATTTTTCAGAACCTGTAGCATATGTACCACAAGATCCACAAGAAGCACATGAACCGTCATCACCACAACCACACCCTCTTTTATATTTTAACATTTTTATTATAATAAAATATAATTTTTTATAAAATAAAAATGTTTACGTTAGTAACTGCAAATATAATATCTCCAGAATTAATATTAACAAATGGTGTAACTATTACAACCAATCTTATAAAAAGTATAAAATATTTATCTAAAATATCTTACAATGATAATGAACTAAATGACTTAATATTTACTTCTGACATACTAGAAGATATAGGTATTATAAAAAACTTTATTGAGGATATGTCTTTAAAACAAAATTTATGTAAAACAGTTAAAATATGTATTGAGAATTTGAACCATTCATTATTAAATTTAGAGTACAATATAAACTCAATTACATACAAAATAGAAAATCATAAACACCTGTGGTTTGGTTATTTACGATCATATAATATTTCAAATGAGAAAAAACAAATTCCTATTCTAATGAAACAAATGTATCATAGATTTAACATGTTAATACAAATATCGTCAGTGATATAAAAAATATATATATTTTAAAAAATATTTTTTATTATAAAAATGTCAAGTTATAAAAAATATTTAAAATCTCCTGATGGTTCTGATAATGAAAGTATTAATACAGATGATGGTAGTAGTGATGATTATAAAAATATTTTAAATTATGATGGTTATAACTCTGATTCAGAGAACTTTCAAAAAGTGTATGGTGTTAAAAATTCAGAAGAATTTGAAAAAACATATCCTGGTTTTCTACCGTATTTTGGGGATGTTTTTGGAGATGATGAAGAATTATATTTGAAAGATTTGAATATGTTTAAACATAAAATTATGGAATTATGCGCTTTAATTGGACGTAAACCTGCAAGTGATAAAATACACGATGTTCTTAAATTACAACTTAAGAATGAAGATATTGTTGAAGGTATTGAAAAACTGAAAAAGGAAATTGAAGCACTTGAAAAGAAAAAGGAAGATATTGATAAAATATTAAATAATAAACCGTCAGATGATATTAGAAGAGATAAAGAAATAGAAAAACTTGTTATTGATAAAAAAATAGAAGAAGCTAACCAAGAAGTAAAAAAGAAGGAGGAAGTTCTTAACGATAATAATAATAAAATCAAAGATGAGAATACTAATATACTCAAGGAACAATTAAAGAGCTTAAATGATGAAGTTAAAGAAAACGATCCATCTTTAAGTGGTTTATTAAAAAAGATGTCTAATTTAGAAGATATAATTAAGGCACATGAAAAATTAGAACCTTTATTAGGACAAGATGATAAACTAAAAAATTTGAATGATAAACATGAAGCTGAAAAGAAACTTGTAGAATGTAAAAATAATATTGATAATAGAGATGAAGAAAATGCAAAATTGAAGAAGATTATAGGAGAATTGGAAAAAACTATTTCTGAGAAAACAAAAGGTGATAGCGACACTGACATAGAAAAAGAAAAAGGAATATCTGAAGTAGATGAGAAAAAAATAAAAGCATTAGAAGCTGAAAAAGCAAAAGCTGAACAATTATTGGAAATAGAAAAAGCAAAAGCATTAGAAGATGAGAAAAAAATAAAAGAATTGGAATCTGAAAAAGCAAAAGCATTAGAAGCATTAGAAAAAGCAAAAACGGAAACA